TAATGAGCAGGTCGTCCGTTCGAATCGGATCAGTAGCTCCAAAGTAAAATCCCCGAAAAGTGGCTTCGCGCCTGACTTTTCGGGGATTTTTGTTTGGCTGGGAAAATGCCTTTCGAGGGGGATGTGGGCGCTGATTGCCCTAATTTCCGGGAAAGTTTTTCAAAAAGGTGGCTCAAGAGGTGGCGCAAAAAGGGGAGAGAAACAAGAGGATCAGCCCGAGTTAGCACAGGATTTTTTGAGGTAGGTATCCAGACGATTGATTTTCTTTTTCTTAAATTTTTTATCGAGGGCGGTGTAGATGCCCAGCGTGACCGAGATGTCCTTGTGGCCCATCTGATCGCGGGCGGTCATGACGTCCACACCGGCGAAGTACATCAGGGTGCAGAAGGTATGGCGGAGCTGGTGCGGGGTAAAGGTATCGATGCGCATGGGCAGGCCGCCCGGGCGGTTTTTATTTTGCTGGCCGTCGTAGCCGTACTTGACGTTCAGGTCGCGCATATAGCTCTCCCACAGGCGCTTCCAGCCCTGCTCGGTCATCTGCTGGCCTTTGGGGTTGTGGAGCACATAGAGGCAGCCGTCCTGCTGGGTGCGGAGATAATCGACAAGGACCTTGGGGATACTGACGACGCGGACGCCGGCAGGCGTCTTGGGGATCTTGACCTTTTTGGCGCGGAAGTCGTAGCCCTTGCTGACCGTGATGGTGGCGTCGTCGAGGTCGATGTCGGCCCAAGTGAGGGCAGTGGCCTCGCTGCGGCGGAGGCCGGAGTAGAGCAGGAGCATGGCGGCTCGCTGGGCGGCGTGGGGCGTCTCCCGGATCCAGAGCTGCTGCGCCTCGGTGAGGGGGTCGCGCGGTTCCGGCGCAGCCCCGGCGGGGGTGATGGTCTTGATCAGAGGGTTGTACATCACGATCTCCGGGATGGCGAGGTCATACGCTGCCTTGGCGCTGCCGCGCAGATTGGTGAGGGTAAAGTGGGAGAGGGGCGGCTTGCCGTCGTGCCAGCCGGCCAGCGTGTTGAGCACCTGCTGGAAGTCGGACGCCCGCAGCTCAGAGGCGGGAACGTCCACCAGCTCGCCCCAGTGGGCTTTATTGGTGGCCAGCCGGTCAATGCTTTTTTGGCTGATGCCCTTTGCCTTTTTGGACGCGATGAGATTATCGTACAGGGTACCTAAGGTGGCTTCGGCCTGCTGGGGGTCCATACCTTTGGCGATGGCGGTGCGGTAAGCTTCGGCAGCTGCACGGGCCTCACGCTCCGTGGAGCCGTAAAAGGACTTAAACTTTTTGCTGCCATCGTCCGCTTTGCCCAGATAGATACGGTAGCGGTAGCGGCCGTCAGAACCTTTTTTATTTTTGGCCATAAAAACTCCTTTCCGACTCCGCTTGCCGATGCACATGAGGTATGGTATACTGGATGTGTCAGCAGGCAGAGAGTCATTGACTGCGTTGTTTTTCTCCGACATGCACCCCATGCGCGCCCCGGCAGCTTTTATCGTACAAGGCTGCCGGGATTTTTTGTACAAACGCCCCCGCTGGTGGAAACACTGGCGGGGGCGTTAGGTTATGTATCGGCACTCAGGAGGTCGGCGGGTCTGATGTGCAGGATGTCGCAGAGTGCAAAGAGATTATCGATTTTGGGCTGGCCTGCGCCTCGCTCATAATAGCTGATCGTGCCGATGGTGACACCAAGCTTCTCCGCAAGCTCCAGCTGCGTCAGCCCGGCGGCGTGCCGTGCCTCCCGGATGATGCGGGCAGATTCGGGGTGGCTGCGGGTAGACATAAGATTCACCACGATTCAAAATTATTTAATCTCCGAAAAAGGCAATGAGAAGATAAATTACAAGAAGCACCGAAAGGCAACCGCAACCTTTGGCGGTTTCGTTAGAAACATGTTTTTTCTTTACAGTAGACAAAAATGATTTTGGAGAATTCAGGGAAGAAATTGAACATGAAAAAGTATGCGGCGTACTAAGGTAATCCGCTTGTGATGACGGAAGTATACCGTTTAGAATCTGCTTATACCTTGAGGAGTCTTCGCATGAAAGATCTCTAAGATATTGTTGAAAACAAGAAAATAAAGCTGATTGCGAGATGACTAAAAGCGAGGCGAGGTCACTAGAAACTACAGAACACAAAATGGGGACATCTTCACAGCGAGGGGAAAGAATATCATCCGGAAGGGAGTTCATCCACAAAGAGACATACTGACTTTCTTTTTTTATGATTTTCGAGAAATTATCTTCATCAGAAATTGACTTGGAAAGACGAAGAAAAATTTGAGTGTTTTCATCATCAGAAAAATGTAGAATTTCTTCGTTGCAAGCAATAAAGAACGAGTACAGATCAATAAGAACTTGGCTTTTTAACTCTTCATTGGGGAAAGAAATTCCCAAAAGGAGTTCATTAACATTAAATTTGATTGTTTCGGCGTGAATAATTGCCGAGCGCTCATAAAGTGGACGAGCGTAAAAATCATCAATCATAAAAAACCACCATACTGATCAGCCGCTTTGGTTTAGCCAGAGCGGTTATTTTTTATGCTTCCTTTGCGTCCAGACCAGACGCAGGACATTTTTTATAACGTCCGGTGAGGACGAGGTCTTCGACATACTCCACCGCCTTGACCTGGCCTTCCTCGTTGAGCTGGTCGAAGGCTGCTAAAAGAGTGGACTGCTGGGGAGTGAGCTGCATATTGGCCTGCTGCTCAGAATCTTCCATGCCCATCAAATAAGTGGGAGTGGTATCCAAAACGATGGCGAGTTTTTCCAAAATAGAGCGTTTGAGATTGACGACAAGGCCGTTTTCATATTTGTAGATGGCTGCCTTTTGCACGCCAACTCGCGCACCCAGTTCTTCCTGCGTCATCTGGTGCTCGATGCGAAGCTGGCGTATCCGTTCGCCAGTGGTCATGAAGCATCACCTCTTTTGTTTATTGTGTCTTAATAATACCACATAAAATCTAAAAAGCAAGAAAAAATATCTTGACAGGATTCGAGAAAGATGCTAATATCTAAGTATCCTAAAAAGATACGGAGGTGATAGAGATGAATAAACGAAAACTGAATGCGGTGATGCAGTTACATGGCGAGTCACAACAGAATTTGGCGGACTATCTGCAGATGAGTCTTTCCCGTCTGAATGCTAAAATCAATGAGTACCGTGGGGCGCAATTTCGGCAGAATGAAATTGCAGCGATCCAGGAGCACTATGGTTTGTCGGCGGAAGAGGTCAACGAAATATTTTTTGCCTCAGCAGTGTCCCGAAAAGACACAACGAACACATAAAATTTCCCCTCTTGAAAGTTCAAGAGGGGGAGAGATGGACGAAATTGAGACTTACAAAGCAATGCCACCAATCAAAAGTACCACACTGCTAATCATCATTAAACTGCCGTAGGGCTTTTCCATATAGGCGTTATATGCATCACGTGTGAGTGCAACATTATCTTTGTCGGGATTTTTTTCGCGAAGGTCATGTTTGATATTAACGACATTTATTGCGTTAATGACTGAGAACACGGCACCAACTAAGGAAAAAACTGCACCGGCATCACTAGAGCCACCAGAAATATATTCGATTTCATCCGCAGAAAGAATCGAAGAAGACGCAGGATAGCAAATCATAAAAATTCCTTTCTTAAAATCCATCTCTTAATTTTAAGATAACACAGAAAGATAGCAAATTCAAGACTGTTCGTGCTGACCCGCCGAAGAGTGCGTGAGAAAGGAGAAAAAGATGGACAACGAAAGCAAAAAGCCCTGCGCTCCTGTGGAAGAGGAGGGCAGGGACACGACCACCGTATTTCGGGAAGAAGACCCGCTTTGTGCTGCACTGGACGAGTTTTGCTACACACTGAATTTCTGGTACGGCTCCATGAACAACCCGTGGCAGCGGGAAGACAGGGAGTACCGGAAGAAACTGGCTCAGGCAGTCAAGGCAGGTCTGAAACGGGTCCTGCGGGACGAGGACAAATTATCTGATTGAGCTTTACATGATATGTTCCATAAACGGAACGAGGGTCGCAATAAAAGCTGATCTCGCCACGAGTGAACATTTCTTGAACAGTCCGCAGGCACCATCTGCACTCATAACAATCCCGGTAGCCGCCACAACCTCCCGGGTACGTGAAAAATGGTTCGGGAGTATCGGGCGTTTCGACCCATGCAATAGACACATGATAGGGTGGTTGTTCAAAGGAAAAGTACTGAGGGCAGCGAATATGGAAATCGATTACACAAGACGTGACAATCACCTCCTTTCTGGGGGTATTGTATCATAGTTCAAAAAGTTTGGCCACGAAACGGGCCGCTGACCCGCCGAAGAGTGCGGGAGGAAGGAGAAAAAGATGGACGAAATGCTGAAGGATCTGAACGGGCCGTGGAGCAACGCGGCCTGCATGGGCTACTGTCTGATCGCAATGCGGCGGGCGGGGCTGAGGCCCACGGCACAGCGCCGGATGCTGCGGGTGCTGGAAGGGGTGTTCGACGATGTGAGTGTGGAGAAGGCCGAGAAGGCCGGATATGACAATACGGAGGGATAAGCAATGAACCGTTACATGATCGTGATCCCGGCGAAGAACCGGAGTTTTGTGCTCAAGTGCGACGAGGGGGACGGCGCGAAGCTGGAGACCCTGCAGAAGCTGGTGAGCGGATATGTGGAGACCGTGCCGTCGGCGCTGGACGCCACCTGGGCGCGGGAGGAGGCTGACCGGTTGGTGCTGCTGGTGGACGAGGAAGGGCGTCTGAAGTGCAAGGCCGCGAACCAGAAGGCCACGCAGCTTGCCCCGGCGGACGTTAAGCTGCCCATCGTGGGCGCTGCCGTGCTGATGTTCCAGCGGGGAGACGAGCTGCTGGGGTTTACAAAGCACGTGGCCGACACCATTTGCAGCGAGTGGCTGTGAGGAGGGGATGACCATGCGGAAGGCGAAGGTCTGGGACGCGAGGCAGCTGCCCGCGTATCTGACCGTGGCGCAGTACGGCGAGCTGATGGGCATCTGCCCGAAGACGGTGCGGCGGATGTGCCAGCGGGGCGAGCTGCCCGCCCACAAGGAGGGGCCGAGGCTGTGGCGCATCGACAAGAACGCCGCGCTGGAGCAGCGGCAGGAGACCATGGAAATCTGCCAGCGGAACGCCAGGAAGGCCCCGAAAAACAAAAAGCCCGCCGGTGCTGGAACACCGACGAGCCTCCGAGTGACAGGTTGAAAGGGCCTATCACCAGAATGATTTTACCACAGAGAAGGGAGAATTGCAATGAAAATGAAGATACAGGCGCTTTACCTGACCGGCACTGCGCTGCTGATCGGCGCGGCGGGGGTGGGCGACAGCATCGTCTTTGACGCCGTGGGCAGCTGGACGGGCGCGGCCATCCTGGCCGTGCTGCTGGCCGCCGGCGGCATCGTCTGCTGGGGCTATGGCCGGGGGCTCGAGATCGAGCGGGCGGAGAAGGCGCAGCTGCGCCGGTACTGCCGGAAGCTGAAGAGCTGCCAGAGGGCGGCGGAAGAGAAGAACGACAGGCACAGTGCGTAAAGGGAGAAAAATGCAGGGAGTACAAAGGGTATGAAGAAAAACAAGATGAGCCTCACGACAGAGCTTGATCTGACGCGGGAGGGGACGGCGGAGATGACGAGGTGGTGCATCCTCATCGCGCTGCACCAGAGCTTCGGCGTTGGCGCGGCGCGGCTGAACAAGATCCTGGCCCGGGCGGAAAAGCTGGGGCAGGAGAGTCTGGATGTGGCCATGACAGTGAATGACCGGGGGATGCCCTCGACGGACAGGAGCCTTGCGTTGCGGCGCAGCTGGATGCCGGAGGGCGTGGACCCGGACTTCCGGGTGCCGGTGCTGCGCAGCCCCCGCACCCGGCGGGAAGAGCAGCTGCGGATGGCGGGCGATGTGGCAGCCAGCATGGTCTGGACGCTGTGCGCTGAGGCCTGCATCGAGGAGCTGGGCTTCGGCGCCGGGCGGCTGAACCGCCTGAAGGAAGAGGCGCTGGCCAACTACCGGCAGGTGAACGAAGAAGGACACGCGGACGGGCTGGATGTGGCGATGGAGCATCTGCGCCGGTGCGCGCAGGCTGCGCTGAAGGAAGACATCATGGTGGAGAATCAGCCGGACGAAGACCGGGTCCGACAGAGCGAACGGGACTACGAGGAGCAGAAACGGGCCTTTTTGAAGCGGGCCGTGATGCAGGAGCCGGGACGCCGGGCCGGGAAGGGCAGCCTGCGGGTGCTGAGCGAAAAGAAGCTGGAAGAAAAGGCTACGGCTGCAATGGCGCAGCTGAAGGAGAGCACATGGGCAAAGCGAATCTCTACACCGTAAAGGACTACCTGACCGGGGAAGTCCTCGCAAAAGGCACAGCCGGAGAGCTGGAGGCCAGCGGCATCGTGCCGAAGGGCTACCACACCAGCGAGTGGGCCAAGCACGAGAATAACCGGATGAGGGGCCGGAAGTACAACATCAGCAGCGAGCTGCTGCATCCGGAGGACAGTCCCCGGCGGGGAGAAAAAGGCCGGGTGATGAGCGTCTACACCTGCTACGATGCAGCCGGAAACGTAATGGGCGAGGGTACGTCCCGGGAGCTGTGGGAGGCGGGCGTCTTTGGCGACGACAACGGGGCCTACTACGCCTACAACCAGCAGGGCGGGCGCTGCATAAAGCGCGGCATCGCAAAAATGACCTGCCGAAAAGAGATGCGGAAGGTCGGCCAGAACAATACCCGAGGTGAAAAGGCAGACTGCGCCGCAAAGAAGCCGGAGCTGCCCGTCCTGCGGAAGATAAAAGACCCGACGCCGCTGGACTACGACGTCCACGACCTGATGACCTACAACGCCATCGCCAAAAAAGAGGGCCGACCGGAGCTGACCTACGGCTACTGGGCAGCGGCGGGAAAGCCGGCGAGGCCATAAAAATACAGACAGGTAAGCCCCCGATGGGAAACCATCGGGGGCGTCTTCGACAAAAAATATAAGGCGGGATGGGTGCTGCCGAGGAGGCTCGGCGGCAGGCATATCGGTTTATATAAAGGTAGAACCTCTCTCAAATAAAGCGTCCGGGCGGGCGCTTTGGGGGAGCTAGTATACCCGTTATTTCTGTGACGGTGATGACCACGGAAGAGAAAACTACACTACCAGCTTAAGGCAGCAGGAGGGTACAACGTGAAGCAGACCTACACCCGGGAAAAGAAAACGCTCTGCGGAGAGGGGTACATGGAAGTAGACCTCTACCCCATCACGCCCGAGGAGCATGCGGCCAAGCGGGGGAAGAAAACAAAGCCCAGCAGCGAGCGGCAGAAGAAGCGGAACGCCCAGCACGCACACCGGCGAAGGGTACAGAAAGCCAACGCAAACTTTACCGTGCTGGGATTTTATCTGACCCTGACCTACATAGAGGGATTTTTGCCCGAGAGCATGGAGCAGGCCCAGCGAGATCTGCGCAACTACATCCGCCGGGTGAAGGCTGCCATCGCAAAGCTGTACGGCCCAGACGCTGAGCTGCGGGTGATGGGCCTGACCGGCTGCGGACGAAAGAGCGGGCGCTACCACCATCACCTGCTGGTGGAGTGCAAAGGGCTGACCATGCGGCAGAACGCAGACTTTCGGCAGCTGCTGGAGGACAAATGGGCCGTGCGCTGGCCGGACGGCAGCGTGGAGAGCCTCGGCACAGCCAACGCCGACCGGTTAAATCTGCAAAACAGGCTGGATGACCTGATCACCTACTTCGAGAAGCACGGGCAGATGCGGTGGTACGAGACGAGAAACCTTCAGCTGCCGGTGGAGCACGCCCCCAACGACACCCGATGGAGCCGCAAGCAGCTGCGCAAAGGCTGCACCGACTGCAAGGACAACGCCTACTGGTGGGAGCAGCGGTATCCGGGCTGGAAGTTCGTGCGGTGCGTCGTGCCGGAGCCGGACGCGCCGGGCGACGAAAAAGAGGGATGGGACGCAGACGAGCTGCGCTGCTATGTGGTGATGGTAAAGCGGGAGGGTGCGAAAGTTCGCACCTGACAGACAAAGTACCGGTATTTTGCGTTTTAACGCGCGCGGAAGAAAGGCGGCGAGGGATTGACCAGAGAGCAGAAGCGACGGGTGCGGGCGGAGCTGCGGGCTTGTGGACAGGGAAAAAGCGACTGGGCGGGTGTGATCGCGCTGGCGATGGACTACTACGAGGCCGAAGATCCGGTATGCAGGCGGCTTTTGGAGCTGAGGTATCTGGACGGGATGCCGGAGGAGCGGGTGGTGGCGAAGCTGCACATCGGGAGAACGACCTACTACCACAAGGAGCTGGAGGCGCTGAGCACCGTGGCAGTGTATGCGGCGGCGGCGGGGCTGATGCCCTCTCAGTCGGCTGCGCCGACAGCTCCCCCGAAGGGGCAACGATGACGACCGCCGCCAGTGGCGGAAACAGGGAGGAGTTGTTGGGGCAGCGGCCAGCAGGGCATGAGCGGCAGCGAAATGACCGCTGGGAGCCGCAACCCGTGCTCGCCTGCGGCGAGACCTTGCAAAACTACTGCGGGCAAAATGTCCGCAGTAGTTTTGCCCCGTGAGGCGTGGTAGGCTGAGAAGGAAGAACCTCTCAGTCTCGCTTCGCTCGCCAGCTCCCCTACCGAGGGGAGCCCTTGGCAGACCGGGCAGGCCTGAGCGGGACGAAACAGGCCCGACGAAGCGCAAAAACGTGGGCCTTGCGGCAGAGGGGAGGCAGAGCATGGCAGGGCGCAGGTATTGCAAAAACACGGTAAAGGGCTCCCAGCGGGGGCGGAAGTACCCGCCGAAGGTGCGGGCCGAGGTGCTGATGGCCATGCTGTCGTCTGGATCCATCTGTGCGGTAGCCCGGCGGTACGGCGTACCGGAGAGCACCATCCGCTCGTGGATGGCCGAGGAAGCCGGCCGGAGCGACGCCTTTGCAAAAGAGCGGCAGGCTGCTGCGCGGGAGATCGCGATCCGGGCCAGCCTCGGGGCGAGGGCGCAGGTGAGCTATTTGCAGAGCCGTGTGGACGAGAGCCAGCGGGCCGCGCAGGTACAGGCCAAGCTCCATCGGCAGCTGGACGAGGACGCTCGAGCCCGCTGCTTTGCGGTAGGCACACTGCTCAAGAGCGACGCCGAGGAGCTGGCAGACGCCACGGAGACAGGGCTTGTGCTGTACGCTGCCGAGGACAGCTACGACCGGCAGCTGGACAGCGAAGAGCGAAAACTACTGGACGCCCAGCTGGAACGGTACAGCGGCCGGGTGATGAGCGACAAAAATGCAGCCGCCATGGCCACCGTGCTGATGACCGTGGCCGAAAAGGCTGCTGCGATGGTACCGGCCCAGAGCCAGAGCGAGGGCGATGCCCCACCGCTGGTGGAGATCGGGGCCGAGGGCCGGGAAGAAAAAGGGCCGGAGGTGATGGTGGAGTAGCCCTCTCCGTCAGCGCTGCGCGCTGCCACCTCTCCCAGAGGGCGAGGCATTGGCAGGCCGGGGAAGTCTGGGCGGGACAAGAAGAGCTTGGCGGGGCGTGAAGCACCGGGCCTTGCGACAGAGGGGAGGCAGACAGAGTGGAGGAGAAAAGGCGCGGAGGACGACCGGTGATCTGGTCGCCGCAGCCGAGACAGGCCGCTTTTATGGCGCGCACCGAGGACGAGGCTCTGTACGGGGGCGCTGCCGGAGGCGGTAAGAGCGACGCCCTCGTCATCGAGGCACTGCGGCAGGTACACATCCCGCACTACCGGGCGCTCATCCTGCGAAAGACTTACCCGCAGCTTTCGGAGCTCATCGACAAGACCATGCGGTACTACAAGCCGGTGTTTCCCAAAGCGAGGTACAACGGCTCGAGCCACTGCTGGACTTTCCCCAGCGGGGCGAAGATCTATTTCGGCAGCCTGAACCATGCGCAGGACAAGTACAACTATCAGGGCAAAGCCTTCGACTTTATCGGCGTGGACGAGCTGACGCACTTTACTTGGGACGAATACAGCTATGTCATGAGCCGCAACCGCCCTTCCGGCCCCGGCACCCGGGTCTACATCCGGGCCACGGCTAACCCCGGCGGCGTGGGGCATGGCTGGGTGAAGGCACGGTTCATCAGTCCGGCACCTGCCGGGACGCGGATGGTGCAGCTGGTGAAAGTGAAAGCGCCGGACGGAGAAGAGATCACCCGGCGGCGCACCCGCATTTTTATCCCGTCCACCGTCTTTGACAACCCGGCGCTGCTGGAAAATGACCCGGGCTACATCGGCACACTGGCCTCGCTGCCGGAGGCCGAAAAGCAGGCACTGCTCTACGGAAACTGGGACAGCTTTTCGGGACAGGTGTTCACCGAGTGGCGGAACGACCCGAACCACTATGAAGACCAGCGCTGGACCCACGTCATCGAACCGTTCCCCATCCCGGAGCACTGGAAGATCTGGCGGGGATACGACTTTGGTTTCTCGAAGCCGTTTTCGGTGGGGTGGTATGCAGCGGACGAGCGCGGGCGGCTCTACCGCATCAAGGAGCTTTACGGCTGCACCGGCACACCCAACGAGGGCCTGAGGAAGGACCCGATGGAACAGGCACGGATGATCCGGGAAGCGGAGCAGAACGACCCGCTGCTGAAAGGCCGGGTCATCCTGGGCGTGGCCGACCCGGCCATCTTTGACGAGAGCCGGGGCGAGAGCATCGCGGACATGCAGGAGAAAAGCCCGAACTTTCTACACTGGATGCCCGGCGACCACACCCGTCTGGCGGGAAAGATGCAGTTTCACTACCGACTGGCTTTCGGCGAAGACGGCAGGCCGATGCTGCAGGTCTTCAACACCTGCAAGCACTTCATCCGCACCATCCCGAACCTCGTCTATGACGAGAGCAATGTGGAGGACATCGACACCACGCAGGAAGACCACATCTACGACGAGTGCCGGTATGTGCTGATGGAGAACCCCATCAGCGCCGCAAAGCACACCCAGCCGCCGCCCATGCTGGACGACCCGCTGGATATGGATCCGAGGAAGGACAAGACGAGGTTTATGAGGATTTGAATTGTTTTGCGCTCCGCGCAGGTCAGAGCACTTTTGCATTAAGGCTAATGTTCTCTTTTGGTGTCAAAAGAGAACCAGAAAACCACCAGCGATTTCGACGCGCTGGATCCACGAGAAAGGGGCTACTCGCCCCTTTCAGACCCCAAAGAAGAAGTCGAAACGGAAAAAAGCTAGCCGCTGCGCTAAACGCTTTTTTCTCGTTTCTCTGATTTACGGCTTTGCCGATGATTTCAGGCTTTAGAAGGACCAGAAGGTGAGAATAGTTGAACGAAAGAGAAACAGATATGATGGCGGCGGTCGCCGACAACGAGCCGCAGGCACAGACAGAAGGAGTCAGTCTGGCCGGGGTGCTGGATGGTGAACCGGCGATCGGCGAGAAGGAGATCAGCGAGGCGATGGCTGTGCTGGAGAAGTACAAGTCGGCCAAGGCCAGCCTCGACAAGCGGATCATCGACAACGAAGAATGGTACAAGCTGGGCCACTGGAAGCAGTACGGCAACCGGGTGATGGAGGGCAAGCGCGCCCCCAGCACGGGGTGGCTGTTCAACTCCATCGCCAACAAACACGCCGACGCCATGGACAACTACCCGGAGCCGAACGTGCTGCCGAGAGCGCAGGACGACGAGGAGACGGCAAAGCTCCTCTCCGAGATCCTGCCGGTGCTGCTGGAACAGGCCGACTACGAGAGCGTGTACAGCGACACCTGGTGGCGCAAGCTCAAGCAGGGTACCGGCGTCAAGGGCATTTTTTGGGACCCGGCGCTGCGGGAGGGCCTTGGGGACATCGCCATCCGGAGCATGGATCTTCTGATGCTCTACTGGGAGCCGGGCGTGGAGGACATCCAGGACTCGGCAAACTTTTTCTCGCTGGCACTGGCCGACAACGACCGTCTGGCGGCCCGGTGGCCTCAGCTGGAGGGCAAGGCGGGCAGCAGCGGCATCACCGTGGGGCAGTACGTCAGCGACCGGAACATCGACACCAGCGAAAAGAGCGTGGTGGTGGACTGGTATTACAAGCGGGAGAAGCCCGGCGGTCAGACCGTGGTGCATTACTGCAAGTTCTGCAACGGCGTGGTGCTCTACGCCAGCGAGAACGACCCGGCGATGGCCGAGACGGGCTTCTACGACCACGGAAAATATCCCTTTGTGTTCGACCCGCTCTTTGTGGAAGAGAACAGCCCGGCGGGCTTCGGGTACATCGACGTGATGAAGGACACCCAGGACGCCATCGACCGGATGACGCAGGCCATGGACGAGAACACGCTGGCAGCGGCCAAGAAACGCTACCTTATCTCGGACACGGCGGGCGTGAACGAGGACGAGCTGCTGGACACGGCGAAAGATGTGGTGCATATCACGGGACGACTGGACGAGCGGGGCTTTATGGAGCTGGATACCGCCCCGCTGCCCTCCAACACCATCGCCTACCAGCAGAACCGTGTGGCCGAGCTGAAGGAGATCAGCGGCAACCGGGACGTGAACCAGGGCGGCGCGACCAGCGGCCTGACCGCTGCTTCGGCCATTGCGGCGCTGCAGGAAGCAGGCTCGAAGCTCAGCCGGGATATGCTGAAGAGCTCTTACCGCTCCTTTGCAAAAGAATGCTACTTCATCATCGACCTGATGCGGCAGTTCTACGACGAGAGCCGCGTCTACCGGATCACCGGCCAGCAGGGCGGCACGGAGTACCGGGAGTTCTCGGGACAGATGCTGCGGCCGCAGCCGGTGGAGAGCGTGGGCGGCGTGGAGCTGGGCGCCCATGAGCCGGTGTTCGACATCACGGTGAGCGCGGCCAAGAAGAGCACCTTCAGCCGCCTTAGTCAGAACGAGACGGCGAAGGAGTGCTATCAGCTGGGATTCTTTGCTCCGGCCAACGCGGACGCAGCCCTGGCGTGTCTGGACATGATGGACTTCGAGGGCATCGAGAAGGTGCGCCAGAGGGTGGCTCAGAACGGCACCCTGTACCAGCAGCTGCAGCAGGCGATGGCACAGATCCAGCAGATGGCGGCGGTCATCGACCAGCAGAACGGCTCGAACCTGAGCGAGCAGGCGGGGGCTGCGGCCGCTGCCATGACCGGCGGCGGAGGCGGCGGAGAGACCAGCGCAAAGACGGTAACAAACTCTCTGGGCGGACAGGTGGGCGGCGGAACGAACCCGCTGGCCACGAAGGCAGCCGAGAGGGCGATGAACATCAACAACCCGAATAAGTGAGGAGGTTCTACATGATCAAAATTATTTATGTGGCAGACCCGGAGGGCGGGAAGCTGACGATGAGGGCCGAGGGCCACGCGGGGTATGCCCCGGCGGGACAGGACATCGTATGTGCTGCGGTGAGCTGCCTGATGCAGACGCTGGCGTACAGCGCTGCGGAGGACGAGAAAACCTCGAGCTGCATCTATCAGGGTGAGGAAGGCCCGGTGTTGAATGTGGAGGCGGGCGACAGCGTTCTCATGCGGGACAAGTTCGAGCTTGTGGCCGACGGTCTGGACCTGCTGGCCGAACAGTACCCGGAGAATGTGAACTTCAAGAAAAGATGCAAGTGCAGCCCGGCGGTGGACTTGCAGCTGTTTGCGGAGGGCGGTGACGGTGCAGCGGCTGCTGGCGGCGATGGTGCCGCCCCCGCGGCGGCAGAAAAGGCGGCGTCTGCTCCCGCCCAGGGCAAAGGCCGGGAGGCTGCTGCCGCCGAGGTGGATGAGATGCTGAGCCCGGCGGAAGAGCCGGACGCAGAGGAAGATGCTGCTGAAGGCGAGGAACAGGACGGTGCGGCAGACAAGAGCAGCACCGACCCGGAGGCGCACCGGAAAGCGTTTGGAGAGCTGATGCGGGGCGAGTACAACCGGGAGTTTGGCGAGATGATCGTGCAGGCCACCCAGAAAGCCTACGACAGCATCCTGAACGAGCAGGGGCCGGTGGGGCGTATCCTGAACGCTCTGGGCCAGAAGTACGGCACTGCTCCCGGCGACTACGAGGCACTGGCTGCGGCCGTGGAGGGCGGCGTGGTGAAGGATGACGCCTACTACGAAGACATGGCCATGAAGAAGGGCATCAGCGTCCAGCTGGCCAAGGAGATGGACGCGCTGGAAAGCGAGAACGCCAAGCACCGCGCCGCAGAGCAGCAGCGGGCGGAAGCCGCCAAGATGGAAGCCATCCAGCAGGAGTGGGACGCCGCTGCGGAGCGCATCCGGGCCGAGGACCCGGGCTTTGACATCAAGACGGCGCTGGCTGACCCGGACTTTGCCCAGATGCTCAAGCTGGGCGTGAAGATGGAGGACGCTTACAAGGCCCGCTACTTTGACGACATCATGACCCGGCGCACCACCCAGACGGCCAAGACCGTCGAGAAAGGCGTGGAGGCCCGGATCCGCCAGCGGGGCGCACGGCCTGCCGAGAACGGCACCAACCCCGGCGGTGCGGCGGTGCTGAAGACCGACGTCTCCAAGCTGACGCCCCAGCAGTGCGAAGAGCTGGAGCGCCGCGCCATGCGGGGACAGATCATCACTTTTTAACCGAAAGCTGCCGCTGCCCGGAGGAAACCTCTCAGCTTTGCAGTCCGCCTGACGGCGGCGCTGCAAAGCAGCTCTCCTAGAAAGGAGAGCCTTTCTTAAAGGAAATGGCGGCTCTCAATAAAGCACAAGAGTAAACGAAGGGAGTAAGAAACATGAAGAACCACATGAATCTGCAGCTGTTTGCGCAGCCTGCAAACCACACCGGCGCGACTGGCATGAGCGCCGAAATGAAGACCTACTACGAGAAGCGTCTGCTGGATCAGGCAGAGCCGCTGCTGGTGCATGACCAGTTCGGCGACAAGTACCCCATCCCGGCCAACAACGGCAAGACCATCGAGTTCCGCAAGTACGAGAGCCTGCCCAAGGCTACCGAACCGCTGACCGAGGGCGTGACCCCCAATGCTCAGGCCCTGACCGTCACCCCCATGACCGCCACCGTGAAGCAGTACGGCGGCTGGGCAGCCATCACCGACGTGCTGCAGCTGACCGCCATCGACAACAACATCACCCAGGCCACCAAGGTGCTGGCGTCTCAGGCAGGCCGCACGCTGGACACCGTGACCCGTGAGGTGCTGGCGGGCGGCACCAATGTCATCTACGCCCCGGCGGGCGACACTGCTGTGACCAGCCGCGCCAACCTGACCACTGCCAGTGTGCTGACGCCGGATCTTATCGACCAGGCGGCCACTGCCCTGAAGGCCCAGAATGCCGACGCCATCGGCGAGAGCTATGTGGCCATCGTCCACCCCTATGTGGCCTATGACCTGCGCCGCAACCCGGAGTGGATCGACGTCCACAAGTACTCTACCCCCGAGAACATCTACAACGGCGAGATCGGCAAGCTGGCCGGTGTGCGCTTCATCGAGACCAGCGAGGCGAAGATCTGGACCGGCACCGGCTGCCCGAGCGGTCTGGCCGTGTTCGGTACGCTGGTGCTGGCGGCTCACGCCTACGCTGTGACCGAGGTGGAGGGCGGCGGCCTGCAGCACATCGTCAAGCAGCTGGGCGCAGGCGAAGACCCGCTGAACCAGCGCGCGTCCGTGGGCTGGAAGGCTATCAAGACCGCAGAGCGGCTGTGTGAGCAGTACATGGTGCGCATCGAGAGCGTCAGCCCGAAGTACAGCGCGAAGGCGAAGGCGAACTGACGCACCTCTGATGGCTCTCCCTTTGGGAGAGCTGGACACGAAGTGGCCTGAGAGGGCAAGGATGCTGACAGATAGGCATGGACGCGGCGGATAGTATAGCTCTGACAAAGAGCCTGCTTATCGACGCATGATAGCGCTATCGCAACGGGCTTGCCCTCTCCGTCACCTACGGTGACACCTCTCCCAAAGGGAGAGGCTATAGCGCAAAAGGAATAGCCCTGCGACAGAGGGCAGAAAGAAGGATACTATGGCGACTAAGAAAGAGACTGCTGCGGCGGATGCCGTGGAGAACGCGGTGGAGACTGTGGAGAAGACCGAGGCAAAGGCCGAAGAGAAGGCCGAAGCAAAGGGCGAAGCAAAGGACGACGGCATGGTGACCATCCACCTGTTCAAGGATGACGACCGCTACTCGGCGCCGGTGTTCGTGGGCGTCAACGGCGACAGCTACCTCATCCAGCGCGGCATCGACGTGAAGGTGCCGAAAGCGGTGGCCGAGGTGCTGGAGCACAGCATCAAGCAGGACGCCGAGGCGGCTCGGAAGAGCCAGGCCATGCAGGCGGCGGCCGGAACCCAGATGATGACCATTTGATATTTCCCCCGGTACAGCTTGCAGGCGCTTGCTGCGCCGGGGGATTTTGTTTTGGAGGTTTTATGACAGCAGGCGAAGCGATAAAGATGGCCGACGAGCTGAGGCCGAACAACAGCTTTTCAGACGAGATGAAGCAGCTGTGGCTGCGGCAGGCCGACAGCGGCTTACGCCGGAGCGTGGTGGAGCGCAGCGACACCGACGGCGACTTTGAGGGCCGCGGCGCGGATATTTTGTGGGAGGAGGGGTTGGAATACGACACGCCGCTGCTGGCAGACGGCGCGGCGGAAGCGCTCTACCCCCACTGGCTGGCGGCGCAGATGGACCTCGCCCTCGGCGAGACAGCCCGGGCGGCGAACGAATTGCAGCTCTACACGAGCTATGTGCAGGAGTTTGCGGCGTGGGTGAGGCGAAATTATATGCCGGTAGGCGGCGGGAGGCTGATGACGTGACGAACCTGAACCAGATCAACAGTCAGCGGCAGCTGCTGCGGGCATTCGGCGGGCTGAACGAGGGGTATGCGTGCAGCGAGGCAGAGCTGAGCAAGGAGAAGAACTTTTCTTCGCGGGGATACCCGGCCCTCGAGACCCGTAAGCCCCGGCGGAAAGTGCGGGATGCAGCCGGAATGAACGGGATGTACCACCTGAACGGCCTTGTGACCGTGGAAGGCACGACTCTGCGGTATGCCCCGGATGACGGCGGCGACACCGTGGAGCTGAAGGACGCCCTGACGGACGGCGAGAAGAAGATGGTGGGCATGGGGACCAAAGTGCTCATCTGGCCGGATAAGATGTCCTTTGATACCGCAGCGGGGACGCTGAGCGCGCTGGGATCCGGCTGGCAGCAGGGAGGTAAAAGCCTGACTGTGACCCCCTGCGACGCTGCGGGCGTGGTGTACACGCCGAACAAATTCGGCGCGACCGAGCCGGAAAACCCCGAGAACGGCGACGTCTGGCTCAAGCAGGCCGAAGATGCCCCGTGGAGCTACCGCGACGCCCTGAAGCTCTACAGCACGGCGGGCGGGTGGCAGAACATCCTGCTGAACTACTGCCGCGTGACCTGCGAGGGGCTGGGCAAAGCGTTCAAGGCTGGGGACACTGTGACCCTGACGGGCATCCCCGGCGTGGTGAAGAACGCCTATTCCGCCGATTTCGGCGGGGACGTGGTGGTGGACGACGTGGCCGGGGACTCGGTGATCCTCTCCATCGCGCCGGACATTGAGAGCGTTTTGTACTACGGCACCTGTGTGGTGACGGGGCAGAGCGTGGTGTGGACGGCCATGGACGGCAAGACCACCCAGACCTTCGACGGGCCTTTCCCGGACGTGACGGCCCAGCGGCGGGTGCCGGATCTGGACTGGCTGACAGAGCACAACAACCGTGTCTGGGGCTGCTCGAGCACCGAGAACGTCATCTATGCCTGCAAGCTGGGTGACGCCACCAACTGGTTCTCCTATCGCGGCACGGCAGCGGACAGCTATGCCGTGACCGTGGGCAGCGACGGAGCCTTTACCGGCGCGGCTACCTGCATGGGATACGTGCTTTTCTTCAAGGAGAACGGCTTACACAAGCTCTACGGCACCAAGCCCAGCGACTACCAGATGAGCAGCATCCAGTGCTCGGGCGTGGCCAAGGGCGCCCACCAGAGCCTCTGCGTCATCAACGAGACACTGTACTACCTCTCGATGGACGGCGTCATGGCGTGGGACGGCAGCCTGCCCACCAAGGTGTCGGCCTCGCTGGACGAGACGGCCATGAGCCGGGTGACAAGAGCGGCCGCCGGCGGGCTGGTGGGACGGTACTACCTGCACACCGAAAGCCCCGGCGGGCAGCGGCTGCTGGTCTACGACACAGAAAAGGGACTCTGGCACGAGGAGGACGCCACCGGCTGGGCCATGTGCTCCACCGGGCGGCAGCTCTACCTCTGGGACAAAGAGGCCATCTGGGCCGCAGACGGGAGCCGGGAAGCCGGCGGCGAAGAGGACACGGTGGAATACGAGGCCGTGACCGGAGACATCGGACTCGGAGATCCGGACGACAAGTACTGCAGCCGGGTGACGGTGCGGCTGGACGCGATGGAGCGGACCGTAGTGACGCTGTGGGCCAGCTTCGACGGCGGCGAGTGGGAAGAAAAGGGCCGGGTGGACACCCGGGACAGGCGGGTGCAGGTGAACCTGCCCTTTGTCCCGACCCGGCACGACACCATGCGGCTGCGCCTGACCGGAAAAGGGCAGATCGCAGTGAGGAGCATCGCCATGACGCTGAGCAGCAGCGAGGGCGGAAGAGTGAACGGAGGTGTGCCGAGACGTGGCTAGCATTGTGGGACTTTCGAAGATCTCCATGCCGAGGCTGGATGGGCTGGATACGGCCAGCGCCCGGGAGCTGAGAAATTATCTGTACCAGATGCAGGAGCAGCTGGAATACATTTTGAGCAACATTGACACGGAGAACCTTGCGGGGGATCTGCAGGAGAAGCTGAAATAACACATTGACAGGAGGACAGAGAACATGAGCAGAGTGAGCGATGCGAGAGTGCAGCTGGATGCTTGGGAGGCGAAGAAGCCGGGCGACTACACCAGCAAATACAAGGACAAGATCGACGGCGTGATGGGCAAGCTGGACGGGATGAAGGATTTTAGCTACGACCCCACCCGGGATGCGGCCTACGAGCAGTATAAGAACAGCTACACCCGGCAGGCGAAGCTGGCTAACGAGAACGCCCAGGCCAACGCCAGCGCCATCTCGGGCGGGTACGGCTCCAGCTACGGCACCCAGGCGGGTCAGAGCGCCTACCAGAACGCCATGGCGGGCCTGAGCAGCGCCACGAACGGTCTGTACAGCCAGGCGCTGAACCAGTACACCCAGAAAAAGAGCGACCTGCAGAACCAGCTGAGCGGATACCAGCAGGCCGAGGCGCAGGACTACGAGAAGTACCAGACCAACTACCAGAACTGGGAGAACCAGCGCAACTACTATCAGAGCGCGTACAATCAGGCGGCCAGCGAAAGCCAGGCGAAGAAGAGCCGGGGGACGGGCCTCTTTGGGACGATCCTGAGCGTTGCCGCAAGCCTGCTGCCGTTTCTGTTGTAAAGAAAAAGCGCCCAGCCCGGAAGGGGCTGAGCGGTCAAAAACCTCTCCGTCACGCCTGACGGCGCGACACCTCCCCTAATAAGGGGAGGCTAAGAGGAAAGGAGATTAGAAAATGGGAGTTTTTAAGAGATACAGGAACGCGCAGGCGGCACAGAAGGAAGCGGAGAACGCGATGCCGGGGGCGTACCAGAGCAACTACGGCAACCGGATCAACGAGGCACTGGACAGCATGGGCGCAGCCAGCAATGCGGGCTATGACGTAGGCACGGACAGCGAACTCTACCGGCAGTACCGCGCGGGCGCGCAGGCGAATGCCAGGGCGGCGGCTGAGAACGCCGCTGCGGGCGCTGCCGCGCTGAGCGGCGGGTACGGCTCGAGCTACGCAAACAGTGTGGCCCAGCAGGGCTACCAGCAGGCCATGGCGAACGTGGACAGCGGGCTGGCCGGGCTGCGGGACAAGGCCCTGACCATGTACCAGCTGAAGCAGAACGGCCTCTCGGGGCTGCTGAGTGCGCTGCAGAATCAGGACAGCCTTGAGGCGGCGGAGCATCAGGGGGCTGTGGCCAACGCGCAGGACTGGAGGGACTACAAGAAGAGCCGGGCAGATCAGGCGGCGCAGGAGAAGAGCGACTTTCTCTCGAACCTGTGGGAGATGGCGAAGAGTGTGGGCAGAGCCGGTCTGACGGCCTACGACACCTACAAGGGCTACACCCAGCAGCAGTGGGAGAACGAGTTTGCCCGGGAACAGTGGGAGTACAACAAAGAGCGCACCGGCCAGAGCGATGCACTGAATGCCTACGAGCAGGCGTTCAACCTGTACCAGCAGGGAGCGGGCGATGCCGCGAACGCCGTTCTGGGCCGGTATGGTCTGGACACCGGCATTTTTGACAATTACAGCGGCGCACCCATCACCCGCGCAGACAAGGCGGGTGCGCTCACGACCGCAGCCGGGCTGGCAGGCGGCGGCAGCGACGAGGCTGCACGGGCGGTGCTGGAACTGTACGGCCTGGATCCAAACTCTGTGGGGAATTACAGGACGATCGCAGGACGGCAGCTTGCAACGGCGCTGGCGAAAAAGAGCGCAGGGAGCTCGGGCGGGTCTTCGGGCAGAAGGAGCAGCAGCACGAAAGGCAGCGGAAACAGCTGGACGAACAGCCAACTGCAAAGTATGGCAAAGACATTTTCTTCTATGAAGGGAAATGAGCCGCTGTACGATTTTTACAAGAAGACCTTAACGGATAATGGGTGGCTCAATGCGGATACTGCGAACGTCCAGAGCGCAAGCCAGAGCGGCGGCGTAGATATGGCGGAAATGCTGGCAAAGAACTATGCGAAAAAAGGTTATAGCGCGTGGGCTATCATGAACAATATGAACCAGAACGGGTACAGCGATGAAGAAATCGCAAGAGCGCTTGAGAAGGCGGGGGTGAAGGGCTGATGGCATGGACAGCGGAAAAAGTTAAGGAAATGAGAGAAAGCAACCCGTCGAAGGCGGCAGAAAGCTCTGGGTGGACGGCGGAAAAGGTGAGAGCTATCCGCACCAAGACGCCGAATCCGTCCACTGCATCGAGCACAGTGCTGCCCAAAAGCAACATCTATGCAGATGCCCTGCAGCAGTACACCGAGCGGCACTCCAGCGACATGGGGGAAGTGGATGCGAGGAACGAGCCCTCTCAGGCGCTGCGCGCCAGCTCCCCCAGAGTGGGAGCCACTGGCGTGTCGGGCAAGTTTCCGCTGGACGCTGGAAGCTCTGTGGGGCGTAAAATGGCGGGCGCTGCTACAGAGGGCAGCGGCCCGGCACAGCAGATGCCGGAAGCGGCAGCCCGGGCGCTGGACATGGGGCAGAAGTGGGGCGTACCTGCGAAGAGCGGGAACGTGCTGGAGAACGTGGGCAGCGGGGCCATGGCTTACGGCACCGGCCCGGCGCAGGAGCTGAGAGCCAGCTTTGCCAAGGACAGCGTACCGGACGAGTTTGACCGGATCAACCAGTGGATGGACACCGGGGACAACAAGAATCTGGCCGACGCGGTGCGCCGGGTGGACAACGCGGGCATCTACACGGACGCCGACCTCATCCAAAAGGGCGGCTGGACACAGGAGCAGATCAACGAGGCCCGGCGGATGAACGCTGCGCTGGACGCCATCCCCGCATGGCAGCGGGGCGTGCGCCGGACGGCGAACACCATCGGCGGAATCGCGGACACGGTGGCAGCTGCCCCGGTGCTGGGCGCGGAGTACGGCGTACAGGCGGGAAAGAACATTGACGCCACCCTGAAGAACTGGAAACAGGTGGAGCAGGAGGTAAAGGGCGACGAACACGCCCAGAGCCTTTTTGACCTTTTGACCGACATGGACATGGATTATAACCCCACCTGGCCGGAGAGCCGGAACCGGGAGCTGATCTCGATGGGGTACAACTCCAAGGAGATCCGGGAGATGCGCCAGAGGCTGGCGGGGCTGGAAGTGAGCGACGGCATAGACAAGAACCAGAGCGTGGGCTACCAGCTCTATGACCGCGGCCAGCAGCTGACGGCTGCGGCCCAGAGCGGCCTGAGCCCGACCCAGCGGGCCGTGGCGGGGGCCGTGACCAGCGCAGCGGAGAACCTGGCTGTGGCGGGCGTGAACCCGGCGGCAGTGCTGCCTGTCCTGAGCGCACAGGGAGCGGCAGAGGCCATGGGCCAGAGCGCGGAGAAGGGCGAGAGCGCCGGCAAGGCATTGGGCGGCGGCCTCGCCAAGTTCGGCGCGGGATGGGCCATCAACTCGGTGGGCGCAGCCGACCTTGCAAAGACCATGGGCTCGGACTACGCGAAGGACACACTGGCAGGGCAGATCGCGGACTGGGTGCAGGGGCTTGCGGGCAGCTCGGAGCTGGCGCAGCGCTACCCGGCGGTGGCTGCGGCCATCTCGGGCGGCATCGACAACTCGATGCAGGCCTTTGCGGAGACCTATGCGGACATGGCCATCGACGCTGCGCTGGGGGACAGCGAGGCGGCGAAGAACCTGTTTACCAAAGACACCTTCCTCACCGCGCTGGAAAGCGGACTTTCCGGCGGCGCGTCCGGTGCGTTGGGCGGCGCAGTCGGCACGGGGCTGGCAAAGCTGAACGGAGGAGACGCAAGCCTGCTGGGACAGACAGAGCATTATGACCAGATGGACCGGAGGAAACGGGCCGCTGCCCGGCAGAAGGAGTGGGAGGCCCGGGCGGCGGAGCCCTCTCAGCCGGCTGCGGATAGATCTACTGATAGAGCGCTGGCGGGGGGAGAACCTCTCAGCCAGGCTGCACCTGCGGCCACTGAAAACATCAGCGGGCGGGAAGAAAACCTCTCACCGGTCCCGTCGGCTGACGCCGCGCGAGAGCGGAGCTCCACTGAAAGTATGCAGCGGGCGGATGCGCCGCAGGCGCAGACGGAAGGAGTAAACAGCAGCGTAAACGAGGCTGCTGCACAGTCGGAAAACCCGGCGGTGCGGCAGTTTGCCGAGGTGGCGGCGAGCGACAGCCTGACGGGCAAGACCATCGGACTGTTTACGCCGAACGCCGAGAACCGGGAAAACCGTGCGGCTTTTGAGCAGGCTTACGGCGTGACGCTGCCCGACACTGCGGCCGCGACCCGCCGGATGCTGCAGGAGATCGCCGCACAGCAGAACGTAAAAAGCGAAGCAGTGCCTGCTGCACAGAGAGCAGAGCTGGCCGGCGAAGCTGTGGATGTGCCGCAGACAGTACAGGATGCTCCCGCAGAAACCGCCGATGCCATGCCGGAAACGGCTGCACCGGACAACGTGCGTGAAGCGACTGCCGCCGCAGCTGAAACCGACAGCTACGAGAACGCCCCGCTGCGGGAGACGCTGGGTCTCCGGCCGGAAGCACCGAAGACCCAGCGGGAGGCTGAGGTGCAGCGGGCGCTGGAAGGCTGGCGGGTAACGGATAAGGCAGCCCAGACCATCAGCAAAAATATGCCGGACAGGGTGGACGCCGACCGGTATGCGGCCGCAGCGTCGCCGCTGTACCGGCTGGGCCGGAGAGGCGCTGCCACCTTTGCGCAGGCGCTGGAGCTGGCGGGCAGCATGAGCGGCACGGCGGCGGACATCAATTATATCCTGAGCACCGACGCCGGCCGGACGGCCCTTGAAATCGCCTACACCCAGGGCAAGGGCGAACGGATGCTGTATGCCGAAAAGATGACCGAACTGGGCGGCGCGCTTGGCAGCGAGAGTACCAGCGGCAGGGGCGAGGTATACGCCAAGGGTACGATGCGGCAGGAGAGCGACCCGGCCAGCCAGATCATCAGCCTGAACGCGGCGGCCACCGGCACGGATGCTGTGCTGAGGGATGTGCTGCAGAACGACCGGAGCATCAGGGCCTATGTGGACACCGAGACGGCCCGGATCTTCTTCGGCGACAGTGCGCAGGACATCTTCGGCACGGTGCTGCACGAGGACTACCACTGGTACAACGCGCTGGACGCCGAGGGCGCAAGGACTTTGCAGGAGCACGCGCTGGAATATCTGGCGAAGAGCAGCGGCTACGAAAGCCTGGACGAGATGATCCGGGCAAAGCTCGAGGACTACAGCGCCCAGAGTCTGACCTACGAGCAGGCAGCGGAAGAGCTGGTGGCCGACGCATGGCGGGGCATCTTTGACAGCGAGGAGAGCTTCAAGCGCTGGGTGACGTTCCAGCGCGGGCAGGCAGAGAAGAACGCAGGCAAGAGCGGCGCCATCCATAAGGTGATGGAGCAGGTGCGGCAGATGCTGGATGGGCTCATCAGCCGGGCGAAGGAAGTGCTGACCATCGACCCGGACGACCGCGCCGCCCTGAAAGCGAAGCGCCTGGCCGAGGCCGAAAAGCGCACTTTGCAGGACGAGTATTTCGCCCACGCAGAAAAGGCCATGGACAACCTGCGGACGGCAAAAGAAAACGCCGCTGCTCTCAAGACTGAGAGCGCGGCGGAAAAGAAAGGGGTGCGGTTTCAGCTGCATGAGGGTAAAGATTCCCTTGTTGAGCGGATGAATAAAAATCTTACACAGCTCGAGCAGATGGAAACGGTAGCAGTCATTAAGGGAACAGAAGTCTCGTTTGGCACAAGCCGAAAAGAAAACATTGCGAATGTTGCAGCTTATTTTGATTCTCTCGGAAATCGTGTTGAGAGGTCGGGATTTGGAACAGTAGAATTGACTGTGAAAGGTGCAAGAACGACCGTCCAACACGGCAACAGCGCCGCAAAACAGGCAGCAGTAGGCGCAATTCCTGAGATCATCAAAAATGGCCGTCAAATTGGATACGAAAAGAACTGGCAGGGCAGAGGCTATGATACCTATGTTTTTGCAGCACCTGTTGAGATCAATGGAGCAAGACTTTATGAAAGTGTTATCGTCAATTCTTACCGTCATGATAATCGAAGGGCGTTCTATGTACATGAAGTCTGCTGGACGGATGGAAGCTATGTAACACTGAATACTCAAGGCTTACCAATAAAAAAAGAAGATACCGCCACATCGCTCCCGAAAGCGATGCTGAGTGCCTTTGCAGACACCCAGGAAGTATCTTCTAAACAGAGTATAGCACAAACCTCTGCCGAACGCAATAGAACAGACGAACCTGTGAAGAAAACCACCCGCTTTCAGCTGGCCGAGCAGGCCGACCGGGACGCCAAGCAGAACCAGCAGCGGCAGGCCAGCCGGGTACTGGCGGAGAAGGCAGCGGCCTTTGACACCCTGAACCAGTTCTTCGGCCTGACGAAGAACACCCGGCTCTCGGACGCTGCCCTCGAAAGCCTCGCCATCCGGTGGACCAAGACCAACGGCAGCCGGACCGACCGGACGAAGCTGGCAAACGAGACACGGGCGCTGGTGGAGTATCTGCGCTCGGAGGGCGCGGACATGGCCAAGGCGCAGGGACTGGCCGAGACGCTGGCAGGCGAGGTGCTGGATGAGGCAACCTACCGGAACACGGAACTCTGGGATGAGTACCCCGACCTGCATGACCTGACCTACACGGTAGACAAGAACGGCAAGGCCAAGGCCGAGCTTGTGAAGCGGTACGGAAGCTGGACAGAGGCGGTGGCCGAGGCCCGGCGCCACGGCGTGAAGCTGCGGCAGGCGGAGGGATACCGGGACGGCAACCCGGCGGAACAGTACGAGGCCATCGTGAACGACACCCGGGCCGTGGGCGGCGTGAAGGAGAGCGCTGCGGCACTCTTCCGCTCGGCGGCACAGGAAGCGGGCGTGGCGGGCGCAGCCGTCATGGAGAGCACGGAATGGCTCGATGTGCTGATGAACGTACACGACACCATCAAGCCCAAGATGATGAGCCGGTTCGCGGACGCTGCCGAATACGAGGACGCCAAGGTGGAGCTGGCGGGCCGGATGATCGGCGACATCATGAGCCACCCGGAGATGACCGATGCCGAGGCGGTGTTCGAGGGCATCTTAAAGCATAACCGGGAGGTGGCTGCCATGGCCGCCGGCAGCGAGGAGCGGGCGGCTGAGGTGACGAAGGGGCTGAAGAGCGTGCAGCAGGCCCAGCGGAAGGCTTTTGCCGACCGGATGCGGGAAAACAGCCGCAGCCAGAGCGCCGAGGTCAAGAGCGTGAGCCGGGCAGAACGACAGCTCAACGAGAATCTGGAAACGCTGGGCGCACAGGTGAGCACAGCGGCGGGTCTCGACGAGAAGATGACTGCTCTGCGGGAAGCCTACGAGCGGGAATGGAAGGCCGAAAAGAACCGGATGAAGCAGGCCCGGCAGGAGATGCTGGACGAGATAAAGCTGGAGCGCCGACAGCTGCGCTCCCAGATCGACGACCTTTCCCGGCAGGTGGCCGGAGAGCAGCAGCGGGCCGACCGGGCGGAGCATCAGCTGCTGATACAGGAAAACGAGATCATGGAGTGGGAGGCCGAGAACCAGCGCAAGGCCGAAGCGTGGCAGGAAAAACAGGCTCAGAGGAATGCAATCGCCATTGAAACGGCCCGGCAGCAGCGGGACGAAGACGTGGCCGTGGCAAAGGCACTGGCCGAAAAGCGGGTACAGAAAGCCCGGGAAGGACGGAAGGCGGACGAACTGAAACGGAGCATCCGGAACAATGCCGCCCAGCTCAACCAGATGGTGCTGCGGCCGAAGCCCGGGAAATATGTACAGAAGAGCCTCATCGTGCAGGCCGCCGAGGTGGCGAAGCTGGCGGACATGACGGTGCTGAACAACAACGCCGTGGTCAAGCTGACCGCCCTGCAGGACAGCATCCGGCGCAGCGGAGAGATGGACGCCGGCATCCACGCCGACTGGGAAAACAGCGGCGTGGAAAACCTCATCCAGATGCTGCGGGACGACATGAGCGCCAGCAAGCAGGCAAAGCTGGACCGGCTGAACAAGCAGCTGGAAGAAGCCAGGGCTCTGCCGGACGGCGACAAGGCCGAACAGCTGCGGGACCGGCTGCGCCAGCGCATCCGGGAGACGGAGAACCGCACCTATCTGCCCATGACGGTGGACCAGCTGCGGATGCTGAAGGCCATCACGGCCAGCACCCTGCACATGATCCGGACCGAGAACAAGACCCTGAGCCTTGCGAGAGCCGAAGAAGTGGACAGCATGGCCATGAAGGCCGCCCACGAGGTGCTGAACTCTGAGGGCAACGGTTTCGGGGAGAAATTTGAGAAGGCGAAGGGCGCGATGAACCGCTACCAGCTGGACATGCTGGGCGGCACGAGAATGTTCCGGCGCCTGGGCGGCTACACTAAAAACGGCCAGATGGAGAAGCTGGGGCAGATGCTGAACGACGGCCAGCGGCGGCAGACGGAGATCCTGGTAGAAGGCGAAAGCCTGTTTGCCAACGTGACCGGCAAGGAACACCTGAAAGAGGTGGAGGCTTTTGCCGGGCCGGGGGCGGAGCTGGTTGACATCGGCCTGAAGGACAGCAAGGGCAATGCCGTGCCGCTGAACCACGCACAGCTGTGCAGCCTGTACATGCTGCTGCGCAACGAGGACAGCCGCCACCACCTGATGACCGGCGGCCTGACCCTGCCGGACGCTGTCCAGTACGCCAAGGGCAACATCGAGAGGGCCTACCAGCGCAGCCAGACCGTGATGCTGGGGACACTGGTGAACGCCGACGGCGTCCCCATGGCCGACACCATTTTGCAGACGGTACAGGACGCCATGACGGACTATGACCGGGCATGGTGCGAGGACATGGAGGACTTTTTCGGGCGGTACACCACGAACCTCATCAACGAGACCAGCATGAAGCTGCTGGGCTACGACCGGGCCACCGTGAAGAACTACTACCCCATCGCGGTAGACCGGAGCACGCTGGCGACGGAGATCGAGGGCGTGAAGATGGATGCCACCATCGAGGGCCGGGGCTTTTTGAAGGAGCGCGTGAAGAGCGACAAGCCCATTTTGCTGGAAGAGTGTCAGAACGTGGTGAAGCGGAGCCTGCGGGACACGGCAGCCTATGCGGGCCTTGCAGCCCCCATCCGGGACGTGCAGCGGGTACTGAACAGCACCGTGGAGACGGCAGAGGGCATCGGTGTGCTGAAGGACAAGATCATCGGCGAGAAGTGGGGCAGGGAGACGGTAAGCTACATCAATGACCTGCTGACCGACCTGCAGACCAGGCAGCGGCACCGCAGCAGCACCATGAGCCGGGCGCTGGACCGGATGCGGGGCAACTACGCCGGGGCCATCCTGACCGTGAACCCGGGCGTGGCCATCGCGCAGGCAGCCAGTCTGCCCACGGCGGGCGCTGTGCTGGGAGCAGACACCATGGCGGCGGTGCTGCCCTTCGTGAAGAATTTCTCGGGCAAGCAGCGGGCCGCGGTGGAAGCAGAGATCCGCCGGCACGGAGACGCCCTGCTGCAATACCGACTGCGGGGGACAAAGCGGGGCGAGATGAGCTCCATCGGCGCGCACAAAAACCTTGTGGCGAAGGCCTCGGAAGCCATGCCTGCCGTGACCGGCTGGATCACCGGCATGGACGAGATCACGGTGGCGGCGCTGTGGGAGGGCGCGAAGCGATATGTGGAGCACCACGCAGCGGAATTCGGCGAGGGTGCCGCGGAGAAGGGCAGCGAAGCCTACTGGGAAGCCGTGAACAAGATGTACCAGCGGGTCATCGAGGAGACCCAGCCCAACTACACCACCATGCAGCGGGCGGGCATCCAGCGCAGCGACAATGAGTTTGTAAAGACGCTGACCATGTTTACCACCCAGCGCTTCCAGAACTACGGCATCCTGGCCGACGCAGTAGGCGACTACAAGGCCCAGAAATCCCGGTACGCTGCCGACCAGAGCGCCGAGAACAAGGCCGAGGTACAGCGGGCCGGGCAGAGCCTGCGCCGGGCGGCGGCAAGCCAGGCGGTGCAGACGGCGGTATTTGCCCTGATGAAGATCGGCGCGGACTTCTTGCTCCACCGGTGGGACAGGGAGCAGGACGAGAACGGCGACATCACGGCGGCCAGCGTGGGCAAGCGGTTCTTCGACCTGTACACCGAAAGCGCAGCTGGAAACTTTTTGTACGGAGCGGAGATCTACAGCGTTATCTCGAACGCTGCAAGCGGCGCGGACTACGACGTGGTGAGCGCCACCAATATCAGTGCGGTGAACGATCTGTTTGCCGCCTTTACCAAGACCGCCAAGCTGCTGCGGACGGACACCGGCGAGATGAGCGAGGAAGAGCTGGCGGCGCACCACCAGAAGCTGAACAAGGCGGTGCTGAAGGACATCCAGTGCGGCCTTGAGCTGTACGGCGTACCGGCGGCCAACATCCGGAAGGTGATGCAGGCGTTTGAAGGCTACTGGGAGGATGCACAGGCCATCGGCAGAGGCGAAGGGTTCAGCTTTAACTCTGCCCCCTCTTCGGCTACCGGGCAGTACGACCGGCTGTACAACGCCATCCAGAGCGGGGACAGCGAGGAAGCTGCTGCGGCGATGAAGAAGCTGGAACAGATGAACAAGACGGACAAGGTGGACAGCGAGCTGGCAAGGCGGCTGAAGCAGTACGACGCCGACGTGCTGGCGGCGGCCGAGGCCCGGAACGCCGGGAAGACCCGGGCCGAGGAAAAGGCCCGGCAGGCCGTATTCGAGAAGCTGCGGGAGGGGCTGGGCGTCGCCCCCGCGACGGACAGAGCCAAGGGCAAAGCGGACGCGGCCCGGCGGGCGCAGCTCATCGACGTGGTGAACAAGGCGGTGGACGGCAAGGCGGACGAACTGCTGGCGGGCAGCAAGGACGGCGGCATATACGACGCGCTCCTGGACGAAGTGAAAAATGGCCGGGCAAAGGACGCGCAGGAGGAGCTTGACCGCCTGATGACCGCAGGCAAGGACAAGGGCAGCATCAAGAGCAAGATCACCGAGGCCGTGAAGGAAGAGTATCTGGCCGGAAGCGACGGCGACCGGGAGAGGCTGGAAAAGAAGCTGCTGGCCCTCGAGGAGGCAGACGGGAATCCGCTGTACGAGGAAAAGAACTTTGCGCAGTGGGTGAAGGATGCGGACAAGAAGGCGGAGAAGGCGAAGAACGAGAAGAACTGGTGGGAGGGGGTGAAATAAGAATGACTTGATATTTCGGCGCAGTTGGCGTATACTGATGGTAAGAAAGTTGGAAAATCCAACGATGCAAAGGAGCTGACAGATATGCTGACAGAGTTGAGAACAAAGTCGCAGATCACTATCCCGAAGGACATCGTGGCACGGCTGGGCCTGCACGAGGGCGACAAGCTGGAAATCGTGGAAAAAGACGGAACCATCCAGATCATGCCGGTGGCCGTGTACCCCAAGAAGTATCTGGACGAGCTGCGCAGCGAGATCAATGAAACAAAGGCGAAGATCGCAGCCGGTGAACAGCCGGTCTTTGATACCGTTGACGAGCTGTTTGAGATGTTGGATGGAGTGAGCTGATGGCGTACAAGATCACATTTACCAAGCGGTTCGTCAAGAACGTGAAACGGCTGTCGGCAGCAGAACGGACACAGCTGAAAAAGAAGCTGGAACTGCTGATGCAGGATCCGCTATACCCGTCACTGCGAACAAAGCGGATACAGGGAACAACAGACCTGTTCGAATTCAGCGTCAATATGGATGTTCGGGTCATATGGCAATACGACGGAGACACCATCATACTGCTGCTGGACATCGGACACCACGATATTCTGAATCAGTTTTAAGAAAAGAACGAGCACTCTGGCTGTGAGCCGGGGTGCTCGTTCTTTTTATATGTCCGCAGTAGTTTTGAAGCAGGGGACGTGGTAGGCTGGAGAAGAAGAGGCCTTTGGAAACGGCAGCGGACCGGAAGGGAACCTCTCAGCTTTGCAGTCCGCCTGACGGCGGCGCTGCAAAGCAGCTCCCCTGGCGAGGGGAGCCTTTCTCAAAGGAAGGAGCCTCAGAGTGAAAGTAAGGATCATCAAAGACCGGTTTGGCGGGATGGGCTGGCGGGCCGAGCCGGGCGTGCTGCATCTGGGCGGCGTAGGAACGGCGGGCGTGGAGAGCCTGAGCTTCGCGCTGCCGGAGGAGTGGAGCGGGATGGCCGTGACCCTGCACATCGAGCAGGAGGGCGGCACGCTGCCCCAGCCGGTGCTGCTGGACGAGAGCCGGGAAGTGACCATCGACCGACGCTTTACGGCCGCCCGGCAGGGGCTGTGGATGCTGCTGGCCCAGAGCGCGGACGGCTACACGGCCATGAGCTGCCCGGCGAAATACGACTGCTACGAGACCATTGGGCTGTCAGGTACGGTGGAGGACGTAGACCCCAGCGTATACGCCCAGTTTGTGGCGCTGGTGCAGCAGGCCGTGAACACGGCCATGAACGAGGGTGCAGCCGCAAAGGACGCGGCCAAGACGGCGCAGGCGGCGATGGATGCCGCCCAGAAAGGCGCAGCCGCCACCCAGAAGGAGCGGATGGATGCCGAGGACGCCGAGAGCGCTGCTGCCCTTGCGGCGGCAAGGACGCAGGCAGACATCACAGCTGCGGCAGCGAGTGCTGCCAGCGCACTGGGCGCGGCAAATGAGACACTGGATGCCTGCACCGCTGCCACCCAGGCGGCGAACCGGGCGGCGAACCTTGCCCCGAAAAAGGAGGAGCGCCGCCTGCTGATGCGTCTGCTGCGGGAAGCTGCCTACCAGACCAGGACCGCCGACACCCTGCTGGACCAGCTGAGCGGGGTATGGGCCGAGGTGCCGGTGGAGGCCGTGCGGCTGACCCGGGACAGCCTGACCCTGTATGCGGGAGAGCGGACGGCGCTGGGAGTCCGGATCAGCCCCGAGAATGCAACGGAGCAGACCGTGCTGTGGGAGAGCAGCGACGAGGCTGTGGCCGCTGTGGAGGACGGCGTCATTACGGCAAAGACCCCCGGCGGGACACGGATCACGGCCCGGGCAGACGGGTGCAGCGCAGAGTGCGCCGTGCTGGTGAAGCCGGCAGTGGAGCGGGTGAGCCTGAGCGCCGACGCCCTGGCCCTGACGGCGGGTGAGACGGCGGTGCTGGACGCAGCCGCCGACCCGGAGGGCGACGTAGCGTGGCTGAGCAGCGACGAGACCGTGGCCGAGGTGAGCGACGGCACCGTGACGGCCAAGAAGCCGGGCGCTGCGGCCATCCTCGCCGCCAGCGGCGGGAAATACGCCTGCTGCACCGTCCGGGTGCGGGAGGCAGAGGTGCCGGTAGAGGCTGTGACCCTGAGCCAGACCACCCTGACACTGAAGCCGGGGGAGACTGCGGCCCTGACGGCCACAGTCAGCCCGGAGAACGCTGATCAGGCTGTGGTGTGGTACAGCGCCGACCCGGAGACCGCCAGCGTGACCGGGGGCGAGGTGGTGGCCATCTGCGCCGGTACTGCTGAGATCGCAGCCATTGCGGGCGGCGTGAAGGCGGCGTGCAACGTAACGGTGGCCGAGGACGGCCTGAAAGCCGCCAGCCTGATGCTGAGCGCCGGGACGCTGGAGCTGACGGAGGGCAGGACTGCCACCCTGACGGCCACGGTGCTGCCCACCAGCATCCCCCAGAGCAGCATCGCATGGACCAGCTCCAACGAAGAGGCTGCCGTGGTGGACGGCGGCGTGGTGACGGCCCGCGCCGCCGGCGCGGCCATCATCCGGGCCAGCGTGGGCGGCAAGACGGCCAGCTGCACCGTGACCGTAAAGGCGGCGAGGGTGCCGGTGAGCAGCGTGACGCTGGACCGCAGCACCCTTGAGCTGAGCGTGGACGGCACGGCCCGGCTGACGGCTACCGTGCGGCCCGAGAACGCCGACGACCGCACCGTGGTGTGGCAGAGCAGCCGGGAGGACGTGGCCACCGTGAGCGGCGGCATCGTGCGGGGCGTGGCCGAGGGCAGCGCACTCATCAGCGCCACGGCAGGCGGCGCAAAGGCCGAATGCAGCGTGACGGTGAGCCAGGCGCTGGTGTGGTGCAGCGTGGTGAACCGGCTGAGCCATGTGACCACCGACCAGACCGCCGTCGTGGTGGCGAAGGGCCGGGCCTACAAAGCCGCCCTGACCGCCGAGAGCGGGTACACCCTGACCGAAGTGAGCGTGAAGATGGGCAGCGAGGACATTACGAAAACGGCGTGGAATGCCGAAGAGGGCTGCGTGAACATCGAGGCCGTGACCGGAAATGTGGTCGTCACGGCAAAGGCGGAGGTAAAAGAATGAGTGAACCTATCTACAACAGCGCAGGCGAGGTGCTGTACCCGGGCCTTGCGGGCGACGGGGCCGGATACCGGGGAAGCCGCCTCGTGACCCTGACGACGGAGAGCTGGGAGGAGGCAGAGGGGGCTTGGCCCCTGATGCAGGACGCACCGGTGCCGGAAGCAAAGACCGGCTATGCGGCTCTCGGCTCCTACCCGGACAACTACGGCGCAGCGGCGCAGGAGGCGGGATGCCCGGCCTACTGCGAGGCGCGGGACGGCTTTGTCCGCTTTTACGCCAGGGCGAAGCCCTCCGGAGACATCCGGGTGCAGGTAACGCTGCTGGGCAACGCGGGCGGCACTGTAGTGACAGGACTGGTGGCGGGGAGCGGCGTGAGGGTGGACCCCACCCTCACCATCTCCGGCGCGGCGGCGGACGCTGCGGCTACCGGCGTGCGCATCAAACTGTTGGAGATGGTACATGGCACAGATATAAACGGTATCAGTTTCGTATCGGCATTTGATACGATGGATGGTATAGAGCTGACTGGTGTGTGGAACAAGGCAGCGAGCCGCATCGATTTTTAAGAGAAAGGAGGATTTGAATGCAAATCAAAGACTTAGCCATCGGGGACGGATATGTCTACCTGATGGAAGGCAGCACCAAAGTCAAGTTTTACGTGCTGGCCTACAACTACGAGAGCGGCCTGAACGGCAAGGGACGGACGCTGTTTTGCCGGGAGAGTCCGGTGACGAGCGGGGTCCATAATGTGTCTAAAAAAGATACTTACGTTGTCGATAAAAGCGGTGAGGCCACCTGGTACAAAAACACCTATGTGAATAAGTTTTCCGACGAAGTACGGAACTTGATCGGCACGACAAAATATGTCGGTCATTATGTTTACCATTATGACCATTCCAGTACTGGCGGTGGTAGCGGAGCAGCACTTGGCAGCGACACATACAAGTCAAGCTTTTTCCCTATTTCGGCAGCGGAAGTCGGGGCATCGGGCTTCTCCGACGGCTCTGCGCTTTCCTCAGCCGCAATCAGCAGAATCAGCAACATTCGAAACCACTACGGAAGCGGTATCTGGACGAGAAGTCCAGATATGCGCAATACGTATACTGATGGGTCGCATTGGCCGGAAACCCATTACTATGCCAACAGCGTCTACATAGCTTCCGCAAGCGGTTCCAGTCTTTCGACTGCCGAAGGAACTTACGGCAGTAGTTACGGCTACCTGCCCTGTTTCACTCTGCCGGAGACACTGTACATCGACAAGGACGGCTTCCCGACTGTGAACCAGCCGCCGGAAGTGACTTCCGCTGTGGGCGAGAGCGGCGTGGCACTGGGCGAGAAAAACGAGCCGTTTGCACTGCCCTACACCGTGACCGACGGCGACGGAGACCCCATGACCATCACCGAAAAGGTGAACGGCGTGGCGCTGGCCGTCCGCGAGAACATGGCCTCCGGCACCGAACTCACGGTACAGTGCCTGAGCGAGAAAGCCCTGTTCCAGCAGATCCTCAACGGAGAAAACACATTGGTGCTGGAAGCGGACGACGGCAAGACCTCGACAGAGTGGACGGCGACCTTTACTAAAAATGTGACAAGCGCCGTCCTCTCGCTGGCCCAGCCCCTGACGGCGGACGACACCATTACGGTGGCTGCGCTGACGCTGGAGGGCAGTTTCCCGGCAGATATGAGCCTCAGCGTGGAGATGACCAATAACGCACGGGACGATGCTCCCGTGTGGGAGAACTGCACCGACATCCAGCGCGGCGAGAGCCGGGCCTTTGCACACCACGCCTTTGCCAACAAGACCGCCGCCAAGGGAGCGGCCTTTAACTACAAGGTGACGATCACCCGGGGAGCTTCCGGCGTCGGCGGCAATATCACCATGATCGGAGGTGTTATCGGATGAGTCTGCACAAAACAGAAAAGAGCCTGAAAGAGCTCCACCGGAAGCTGGAAGAGGAGCAGAAGCTCAGGGAGCTGCCCGGCCTCGTGGCGGAGATCGAGGACGCCCTGTGTGAGCAGGATATGGCATCACAGGAGCGGCTGGCGGCTATCGAGGACTCGCTGTGCGAGCTGGATGCCGCCGTCAACAAATAAGGAGGACATCAAAATGGATAAAATCTGGGCGAACCGGCTCATCGCCGGTACCAAGACGTGGGCAGAGATGCCCGCACGCCGCCATGCCGGAGTCAAAGCGGAGCTGGCCAAGCGGGTGGCCGAGGACGAGATCACCGCAGCGCAGTACAAAGAGATCACGGGGGAGGACTACGATGGGTAAGTTGCTGGAACTGCTGGAAAAGCTGGTGCGGGCCATCTTTGGCCCGGGGGACAAGCAGGACACCGGCGAGGCAACACCCGCACCCGCAGTCCCCGAGGCAGAGGCTGTCACCGGCTGGGAGGGAGACCCGCCCTACCGGTACATCGACGTGAGCCGGTATCAGGGCCTCATCGACTGGGCGCAGGTGGCAGCGGCGGGCTACAAGGGAGCAATGCTCAAGACGGTGAGCACCAACCGCAAGCTCTCCAAGCGGGCAGACGGCCTGTACATCGACCCCACCTTTGAGACCAACTACCGCAACGCCCGGGCTGCCGGGCTGGACGTGGGCGTCTACTACTACACCTACGCCACCAGCGAGGCGATGGCCGATGCAGAGCTTGCCCTGCTGCGGCAGGCGGTGCGGGGCAAGGAGTTTTCTCTCCCCGTTTGCGTGGACGTGGAGGAAAACAAGCTCAAGCAGCTGTCCACGCTTGACCTGTCCAACCTTACCGCTTACGCGCTGGAACAGGTGGAGAAGATGGGCTTTTACGCCCAGCTCTACACCTACACCGGTTACAAGTATGAGCTGGACATGGCTCGGCTGTCCTCTCGGTGGGACGTCTGGCTGGCCGACTACACGGGCGAGACGCCCAACGTGACGTTTAGCTACAACGCTCACCAGCACACCAGCAAAGGTAGCGTGCCGGGCATCTCCGGCAACGTAGACCTCAACGTCACCACCCTCAACTACCCCCGTATCATCAAGAAGAAGGGTCTGACCCGTCTTCGGGAGGGTGTATGAGTGAAGCAATCATCGTAGCCATTATCACCGGCGGTCTGAGCCTGATCGGCGTGATCGTCTCCAACAACCACACCGCCCAGAGCATGGACGCCAAGCTGGACAAGCAGCAGGCGATTATGGACACAAAGCTGGAAGAGCTGACCCGGGAGGTGCGAATGCACAACAACTTTGCCCAGCGTATCCCGGTGATGGAAGAACAAATCAAGGTGGCGAACCACCGCATTGCAGACCTCGAAAAAGAGAGAGGAGAGTAATACATGGCAACGATCAATAACATTTTGGGCGTCATTCCCGCCCCGGTGGCGGCAGTGCTGATGCTGGGCGGCTTTATCTTTTACGCCCTGGGCTGCATCCGGCTGGGCTATGGTGCCGCGGTAAAGCCGCTGGTGCTGGACCTCATCGAGAGGGCAGAGCAGGAGATTCAGGGTACCAAGCGGGGCGCAGAGCGCAAGGCGTGGGTCGTCAAGATGCTCCGGGCCGCCCTGAGTACCAGCAAATACGGCAGGCTCATCAGCTGGGCCATCACCGATGAGACCATCGGTGCGGTCATCCAGTTTTTCTTTGACCGCGCAAAAGCGGTTTTAAGAAAGGAAGTGTAACAAAAATGCTGGAGTTATGCCCTGTCACTTTAAAGGCTGCAAACGAGTACGTCAAAGAGCATCACAGACATCACGGAGTCGTTGTTGGACACAAGTTCTCTATCGGCGCCACGAAGGACGGTATGCTTGTCGGTGTCGCAATTTGCGGCAGACCGGTGTCAAGATTTTTAGACGATGGCTATACACTGGAGATCACACGTCTTTGCACAGATGGCACGCCGGATGTATGCAGTATGCTATATGGCGCAGCATATCGCGCCGCAAGAGCAATGGGTTACAAAAAGGTCGTAACGTACATTTTGGACACCGAGACAGGCAACTCGCTAAAGGCGGCCGGGTATAAATGCGAAGGCAAAGCAGGCGGTGTTGAGTGGACAGGAAAAAGAAAGCCTAAAAACCCGGAGCAATACCCGCGCCAAATGAAAACCCGCTGGGTTAAAATTTCAAAAAAGCAGTAAGGAGGATATTATGGCAAGCACTACATACGCACGCGGATGTTTTCTTGACCTCACGAAAACATACCACCTCGGCAATGCCATCAAACTGGTGACGTTTTGTCACCGTTTTGCCGTCATTGGCAATATGGTACGCAACGCCGGACAGCTGCCGCAGCCTTTTTGGCTCGGTGCTGCCTGTGGCGGCGGCTCGTGTAGTGCTGCCCGCTGCGCTGCAAGGACTTGACCGACAGCAGATGACCGCCGCCATCAAAAGCGCACCGCTTGGGAGGGTAGACCGTAAGATAGCCTTACTGCGGTACGTGGAGCGGCTTCCGCTGCCGGACATTGCAGCGCAGACACATTACAGCCGGACTGCGATAGGCTATCGGCTGAAAGGTATTGAAAAAATGCTTGATGTGTGATAAAATTAAACCAACAAATCTACCCGGCCTCTCGAAGAAGCGCATTAGGGTGGATATTTGCCAGTTAACCCAGTGCTTTATCTGGGAATGAAAAAAGCGGTTGCCAGATAGGCGCCGACCAGTCTCCCGCACGCCTACTTATAGTGCGTACCATGCGGGAAACGCAAATAATCCCCTGCTTTGCCGAAGCCCTGCGTGCCACGCGGGGTACTTTGTAGGCAAAGTGGGGGATTTTTGTTTTACTGCGGCGTCAGCTCACAGGAGCCGGTAGTGCTCCGCCAGAAGGAAGCGGACCCAGCCGGGACAGCTGCGGCGGGCTGCACGCCAGTCCTGCACGGTGCGCAGCGGGACGCCTGCCTGCTTTGCAAATGCAGTCTGAGACAAGCCCGTGCTGCCCATCGAGAGCGCCCAGCTCGAACAGCTCATCTCCACCGGCTTCACCACCGTGTCTGCGCTGGTCAACTGGTGGTTCAATAACAGCTTTACCAAGGAGGCCATTCAGGCCGACGCTGAGTTTGAGCGGCTGCGGAAGAGTGTGAAGTGAGGCGGACGGGCGGCAAGCGACCGGTAAATACGCAAAAACTGCGCCACCTTCCGCGCAAGGGAGGTGGCGCAAGAGGTGGCGCAGGTAGTTTCTGTTTTAACGAAGATATGTTATAAAATCGGAAATATTGACAGCCTCGTAATGAGCAGGTCGTCCGTTCGAATCGGATCAGTAGCTCCAAAGTAAAATCCCCGAAAAGTGGCTTCGCGCCTGACTTTTCGGGGATTTTTGTTT